CTGATAACTTCTTAGTATCTTCTGGTGTTGTTACTGTTACTGGAATTGATGGTGGAACTTACTCATAATAGGTTCTAAACATGACAACTGTAATTAAACTCAAAAAGAGTGAAACTGCTCTATCCAAACCTACCACTAGTGATCTAGCGGTAGGTGAGGTTGCAATAAACTCACTCGACCAGAGAATCTTTGTAAGAGATTCCAATGATAATATTATTACCATTGGTGAGGCTGGTGGACTTCGACATGAAAGTTCAACAGTCACTTATGAAGTTACAGTTGCAACTAAAGATTCCAAACATAGATATAATGGTAGTGGTTCGTCAAGCGGTTATAAGATTGATGGAACTTTTTCACCAACAATCGAATTGGTGCCAGGCAACACTTATCAGTTTGACCAATCAGATTCCACAAACTCTGGACATCCTCTTCGTTTTTATTACGAGGCAGATAAGACAACTGCATACACAACTGGTGTAACAACAAATGGAACGCCAGGCACATCTGGTGCATATACACAGATTGTTGTTTCAGATTCAACTCCAAGCGTTTTACATTATCAGTGTTCTGCACATTCGTATATGGGAAACCAAGTTGTTACGAATACAAGAAACCTTCAAGGATTTGATACTGATGACTTGAGTGAAGGTTCTAGTAATCAATATTATACAGATGCAAGAGCAAACTCTGCATTTGATACACGACTCGCAACTAAAGACACAGATGACTTGTCAGAGGGTTCATCAAATCTTTATTATACAAATGCAAGGGTTGACACTGAGGTTGATGCACATCTTAATGTAAGTGGTGCAAGTAATAACCAATATCTACAGTGGAGTGGAACTGACTATCAGTGGGCAACAATCACTGGTGGCGGTGGTGATGGTATTGCTCTCACAGATTTGAGTGTTGGTGCAGAAGGAACTGCATCTGGTGATGGTGCAATTGCATACAACGATTCAACTGGTGTATTTACATATACGCCACCAGACTTGAGCACCTACCTAACAACAGTTGCATTCTCAGACTTAACAGGAAAGCCAACTACAATATCGGGTTATGGTATCACTGATGCATTCGATGGTGACTATGATAATCTTACAAACAAACCGACTATTCCTTCTGACTTAACAGACTTAGGAATTTCAGACGGAACAAGCGGACAAGTTCTTAAAACAGATGGTAACGGAAACTTTACTTTTGGTGATGTTTCTGGTGGTGGTGCGGCTGGTTCTGCATTCACTTCTATTGCAGTCAGTGGACAAACGACAGTTACATCTGATAGCGCAACGGATACATTAACCTTTGTTGCTGAGGGACTAAATACTATTACAACGAATGCAACAACGGACACAGTGACTTTTGGAACTCCAACTGGTATTCCTTTTACAAAGGAAGATGGAACATCCACAAGTTTGAACTTGAGTGTAGAGGCAGGGACACTTTCAACTGCCGTTCAGAATTTATATATACCTTTTACTAAGGATGATGGAAGTTCTGTAACTACGCTTGTAATGAGTAGTTAAGAGATAAGAGATGGCAGCAAAGACACCAATTAAAGCGACTTTTACAGGTAGTGATGTTACTGGACTTGCTGAGTTCACTGCAGCTGATTTCATTGAAATTAGTGATGGTGGAACTGGTGCCGTGACTGCCAGTGCCGCAAGAACAAATTTAGATGTGGATTCAAAACAAGAAACGACAGATAAAGCAGTCAACAACGGCATAACATTCGCAATCGCACTAGGATAAAACTATGGCAACACCAAGCACAAGAGCAACATTTAAGGAATATTGTCTAAGGTCACTAGGGAAACCAGTGATTGAAATCAATGTTGACCCTGACCAAGTAGAAGATAGAATTGATGAAGCACTACAATACTTCTCACAATATCACTATGATGGTGTAGAAAGAGTATATCTTAAATATCAAGTAACTGCCGCAGATATCACTCGTGCGAGAGGAAATGATTCAGGAACGGTTGCGACTGACGATGTAGATAGTTCGATTACTGCAACTTGGTATGAACAACAAAACTTTATTCCAGTTCCTTCTACAATTATGTCTGTAGTAAAGGTATTTCCTTTCACAGACAAACAAACACAAAATCTTTTTGATGTTCGTTATCAACTTCGTTTGAATGACTTGTATGACTTTAGTTCTACTTCAGTTATTCACTATGAAATGACAATGCAACATCTTGACTTCCTTGACCATATCCTTGTTGGTGAGACACCGATTCGTCACAACCAACACCAAAACAGATTATACTTGGATATGGATTGGCAACTGAATGCGAAAGAAGATGAATATCTTCTTATCGAATGTTATCGTAAACTTGACCCTGCCACTTATTCTGATGTGTGGGATGATATCTTTTTGAAGAAATACGCAACTCAATTGATTAAGAGACAGTGGGGTGCAAACCTATCTAAGTTTCAAGGTGTTCAGATGTTGGGTGGAGTTGCACTAAATGGTGAACAACTTTACACTCAGGCTCAAGAAGAAATTACTAAACTAGAAGAACAAATTCAACTTGCATATGAGTTGCCTCCTATGCATATGATAGGGTAAGATATGCCAACCAATGTATACTTTGATACAGGGACAAGAAGAGAACAGGCACTCTATGAAGATTTAATCATAGAGCAATTGCGTATCTATGGCCAAGATGTATACTATATTCCTCGTAAACTTATGGGTGAGGATGAGGTATTCGGTGAAGACACTCTATCAAAGTTTGAAGATGCATATCTAATCGAAATGTATATTGATACCGTAGACGGATATGAGGGTGAGAAAGAACTCATGTCTAAGTTTGGTTTGGATATACAAGATGATGCAACCTTTACTGTTGCAAGAAGAAGATGGGAACAGTTTGTTTCTGTGGATAATAATATCATTGAATCAAGCCGTCCGAATGAAGGGGACTTGATTTATTGGTCAAAAGGTAGTAAACTGTTTGAGATTACCTTTGTAGATAAGGATGACCCTTTCTATCAGGTTCATAATCTACCTACATACAAACTCAAGTGTAAGACATTTGAATATGCATCTGAACAACTTGATACAGGTATTGCAGAGATTGATGCTATCGAAACAGATAACTCTCTTGACCAACTATCTTATCAGTTTAGTCTTGAACAGACAGGCACATATAATGAAAACTTTAGATTAGAAGACGACAGTGGACTTATCCTAGAGGAAACCTCTGGTGATAATATCATATCTGAAGATGAAACTGGTGGTGGTGCAATGATGGTAGAAAATTCTGTAGAGGGTGCAGATGCGTCCTATATAATACAAGAAGCATACAAAGTTGACACTATTGACGAAAACGCACAGAATGATTTGTTTGATAGTGAAGATGACACTATATTAGACTTTACCGAATCTAACCCATTCGGTGACGCTGGAAGGTAAATTATGATTGGAAATTATTTTTATAACGAATCGACAAGAAATGTTGTGGTAGGCTTTGGTTCTATCTTTAACAACATTCAACTTGCGAAAAAAGATAGTTCGGGTAATGTGACTCAGACTATGAAAGTTCCTCTTGCATACGGGCCAAAACAAAAGTGGTTGTCTCGTTTGCGTGAAGACCCTAATCTTAATAAGAAGGTTGCAGTTACACTCCCTCGTATTGGATTTGAGATTAGTGGACTAGAATATGATTCTGCAAGAAAACTTAACAAGATGGTTAAGGTAAAGAAGGTAGCAGACGGTGCAGATAACACAGATTTGAAATCTGGATTTATGCCTGTCCCTTACAATGTAAACTTTGAACTATTCATTATGAGTAAGAACTCTGATGATGCACTTCAAATTCTAGAACAGATTCTACCTTACTTTCAACCAGAATATACAGTAACTCTTAGAGAAGTTCCAGAGTTGGATATTATCAGAGATGTTCCTGTAACATTAACTGGTATTAATTATGAGGATGATTATGAAGGTGACTTTGCAAGTCGTAGAGCAATTATCTATACCTTGTCATTCACTGCAAAATATTATCTCTATGGCCCTGTGACATCACAGAAGATTATCAGAAGTGTCCAAGTTGACCAGTATACTGATTTGCCTGTGAATTCACCAAAGAGAGAACAAAGATACTCAGTCGAACCAACACCACAGGATGTTTCACCTGCTGATTGGGACTCAGATGACGGAGATTTTGGATTTAATGAGACAACAAGTTTCTTCCAAGATGCTTCGGATGACTAAATATAGGTAAAGAATCCAAAGGATTAACGAACAATGGCAATTAGAAAACTACCAACAAGAGCGGCAATTCTTGAGAATCTAGAGATTAGTGGGACAGAAGCCGCAAAGATGCCTTTAGGCACAACTGCACAAAGAGCGAATGCTGCTTCTGGTGATATTCGTTTCAACTCAACACTTAATTTGATGGAGTATTATGATGGAACTAACTGGAAATCAATTGATTCTCCACCAACAGTTACATCTGTTTCTCCAGATAACTTTGACACGGCTGGTGACACGATTACGGTTACTGGTTCTTTCTTCTCTTCGGATGCAACAATTACTGTTATTGCAAATGATGGTTCAACCTTTTCACCATCATCTACAACTTATACAGACCAGAATACTATGTCATTTGATATTACTCAAGCGATGGTAGATGATGATAATGACCCATACGATGTAAAAGTGACTAATGGTTCTGGACTTTCTTTTACACTTGCCAACGCTTTGGACTTTGCACCTGAACCAGTATTTGCAACTGCATCTGGTTCTATTGGAACAATTCGTGACAGAGAAAGAACAAGTTATTCATTATCTGCTGTCACTGCAACTTCAACTGAATCTGATGCAACAATTACTTATGCATTGGGTTCTGGTGACTCACTTCCTGCTGGACTTTCTTTGAATACATCAAGTGGTGCAATCACTGGAACAGCGACTGCGGTAGGTTCTAATACAACAACTACATTCGATATCGTTGCAACTGCAACAGATGGTGATTCTAATGTAACAACAAACACTAGAGAATTCTCTATTACAGTAAACGCACCAGTAATCACATCTTATACATCAACTGGTTCTGGAACATTTAGTGTTCCAAGTGGACTTACTGCGGTTGATGTTCTAGTTGTCGCTGGTGGTGGTGGAGGTTCACAAAGACACGGTGGTGGCGGTGGTGCCGGTGGACTTATCTATCGTCCTGCTTTCCCTGTAACTCCAGGCGGTTCAGTTTCTTACACTGTTGGTGGTGGTGGTTACGGAGGAGATTCCCCTCAAGCTCCAAACTCGGCCGGTGCAAAAGGACAAGACTCGGTATTTGGAGCATTGACTGCTAAAGGTGGTGGAGGAGGAAGTGGTGATAGTAGTCCAGATGCAGTAAATCAGGGCGGTTCTGCTGGTGGAGGAGATGCCAGAACTTCAACCGCAGCAAAAACAGCAACTCAACCACAACAACCAGGCGACTCTGGAACTTATGGATTTGGTAATAATTCTGGTGCAGCGACAGCAAATTCCCCTCATCACTTTGGTGGCGGTGGTGGTGGTGCCGGTGGCGTTGGTGCTGACGGTGACACTTCTATTGGTGCCGGTGGCGCTGGTAAAGCATATTCAATCTCTGGTTCATCAGTTACATATGCAACAGGTGGGGCAGGCTCTTGTCGAGAGACCGTTACACAACACCCACTTGCACCATCTGGAATTTCTTTTGGGCTTTCGGCTACTGCAAACAGAGGTGGTGGTGGTAATGGCTCAAATGGTAACCAAAACCCAGCTGGCGGTGGCGGCGGTTCTGGTATCGTTATCGTTGCATACTAAATAATCTTATATAATATAAAGGAGTGACTATAATATGTCTAAAGAATTAAATACACAAGAACACATTGATGCGGCAGAAGAAGTAATGAACTTCGCAAGAGCAACTGGAAACGAAAAGTTTGCAGAAGTAATCAAAGATTTCTTTGATATCAAAGAGAAGCCAATTCATGATGACTCTACTTCTGTATTCAAGAATATGTCTCAGAAGTATAACATTGGAATGAATGTTCAAGGTTATAAGACAGAAGATGGTATTCGTTATCCATTCTATTCTGCTGAAGGTGACATTCGTGAATTTGAAAAACTGCATAATGAAGTAAAACAGATGCGTGTCAATGTCAAAACAGACTGAAGTATTGGATGAAGTATTAGGTATCACAGATGTGGTGGAGAATGCAGTAGAAACTGTGTCTTCACCTAAACCTGTTCTTGTTCCTAAAACAGAACATAACGAGGCTGACATTGACAACGATTATAAATATCAGAGAGAAAACTTTTATAATCTGATAGAAAGAGGACAGGATGCAATTGATGGTATTCTTGACCTCGCAAGAGAATCGGAACATCCTAGAACCTATGAGGTTGCTGGGAATTTAATTAAACAGGTAGCAGATGTTACTGAGAAACTTGGAGACTTACAAGAGAAGATGAAGAAACTCAAAGAAGTTCCTAACTCTGCACCTAAGAATGTTACTAACGCATTGTTCGTTGGTAGCACAGCCGAATTACAAAAAATGTTAAAGGGAAAAGAATAAGATGCCATTAACTAGATTTAAACTTAGTGCCATTGAGGACGGTGGCATCGCAACTGCTGACTTGGCAGATGGTGCAGTCACAACAGATAAACTTGCTGACAGTGCAGTAACAATTGCAAAAACAGATTCTCTTTTAGAGAATCCGACAATGACAGGAACAGAAGCGGCAAAGATGCCAGTGGGAACAACTGCACAGAGAGCAAATGCTACTTCTGGTGACATTCGTTTCAACTCCACATTGAATTTGATGGAGTATTATGATGGAACTATTTGGAAATCAATTGACTCGCCTCCTACAATCTCAAGTGCAGATGTATCAGATTTTGATGCAGACGGTGATACAATTACTCTTACTGGTTCTAACTTCCAATCTGGTGCAACAGTTAAATTAGTTGGTGATGACGGAACTGACTATAATGCATCTTCTGTTACAGTAACAAACGCTACAACTGCATCCTTTGACATTACTTCTGCAATGGCAACAGACAATGACCCATTTGATGTTGTTTTAACAAATCCATCTGGACTTTCTGGAACTCTTGCAAACGCACTAGACTTTGCACCTTCTCCAGCATTCTCAACTGCATCTGGTTCTATTGGAACAATTTATGATTCTCTTCGTTCTAGTTATTCTTTGTCTGCGGTTACAGCAACTTCAACTGACGCAGATGACACACTTTCCTATGCATTAGGTTCTGGTGACTCACTACCAGCTGGACTTTCATTGAATAGTTCTACTGGTGCAATTACTGGAACAGCGACTGCTGTTGGTTCAGATACCACAACAACATTTGATATTGTTGCAACTGCGACATCCACTGAAGACAGTGGAACTACTACAAATACTCGTGAATTCTCTATTACAGTCAAGGCCCCTGTAGTAACATCTTACACTTCAACTGGTTCTGGAACATTCTCTGTTCCATCTGGCATTTCTGCGGTGGATGTTCTAGTTGTCGCTGGAGGCGGTTCTGGTGGCGCCCAACACGGTTCTGGTGGTGGCGCTGGTGGACTTATCTATCGTCCTGCCTTCCCTGTAACGCCCGGCGGTTCAATTTCTTATACTGTTGGTGCTGGGGGTGATACAGGATGGCCTAAGACTACTCCTCAAATGATGGGAGATGATTCTACATTTGGAACATTGACTGCCAAGGGTGGTGGACATGGAAGTATTGGTGATGATGGTAACCCAGGCCCTTCAATTAACGGACAACCAGGCGGTTCTGGTGCTGGTGGTGGATACGCTGTGCCATCTGCTAATGGTGCGCCAGGAACTCAACCACAACAACCAGGCGACTCTGGAACTTATGGATTCGGTAATCCAGGCGGACAGGCAAATGGCCCGCAAGGCGGTTCTCGGGCTGGCGGTGGTGGAGGCGGCGCTGGTGCTGCCGGAGCTCAAGCACAGAATGGTAATGGCCCCTCTTCTGGTGGTGATGGTGGTAACGGTAAGCAATACGGTATCTCTGGTTCACAAGTCTACTATGCGGCCGGTGGCGGCGGCGGTGGTCATGGTGGCCCGCTAGGACAAGGTGGACAAGGTGGCGGCGGCCAGGGCGGTGAATATCCAGGCGGCCCGAATTCTACTGCTGGAGTAGCAAACCGTGGCGGTGGTGGCGGTGGTGCTGGACAAGGTATCTCTCAGGGCGAACCAGAAGTTAAAGGTGGTGGTTCTGGAATCATCATCGTAAGTTACTAGGAATAAATTTTAGTCTTTAGATATTCAAAGAGTGTTGGTTGGGATTTTGCAAAAGAATCCCACTCCAACATTTCTTTTTCTCTATTCTCAATAAATTCTGATACATCAATATCATCCCAATATGCATCAACCATAGGGTAGTGCATACCTGTTGATATTGCACCTATGCCAAGGTCATCATTGAATACACCATACTGTTCCATTTTGACTCTAACATTATCACGGAATTGTGGATTATCTAAAACTTTATTAAAGTTATCTTTCCAGTATTCAGTGTCAGTTCTATGTGATAGTCTATAATGCATAGCAACAAATGTTGCAAAATCATCAAAGATATTTTTACAATGAGTATTAACACTATATCTATCCCATTCACTGATTGTCAACTCTTCACTTCGTTTTAGAGTCTTAACCAATGCAATTAAGAATTCATGCACAGAGAATAATCCATTGGACTCTAGTGGTTCAATAAACCCAGCACTTAATCCAATTGCACAAACATTCTTTTCAAATATCTTTTCATGAATACCCACACGCATCTTTAATTTTCTAAATTCTAAATCATCTCGTCCTAGATAATCTTTGAACTCTTGCAACGCATTTTCGTCTGAGATATACTTGTCACTGTAAACATAACCAGTTCCAATACGACTCCATAGTGGAATATTCCACACCCAACCATTATTAAGTGCTGTGCAATTTGTGTATGATTTAAGTTCTTCTTCCTTATTAACATAAGGCATTCTTGTAGCCCATGCAGAGTTATTGGGTAACATATCTGCATATGAATTAAAAGGAACTTCTAACTCATTCATCAATAGTGCTTTGAAGCCAGTGCAATCAATGTATAAATCTGCACTATAACTGTCATTAAGACTTACAATGCCATGTTCATTTTTTTGAATTGATGTTATATCTTCTAAAATGTGTTCAACTCCTTTTGGTTTACAAAAATTATCTCTCAACCAAATTCCAAACAACACAGCATCAAAATGATATGCACCATGTTCTTTTAGACTAAACCTTTGCAATGGAGTATCAGTAATTGTATTGTTATTGACTAAAGACATAACTTGATAGTTAAAGTTTGCATAGTCTGTAACTGGTGTATTCTTTTTGTAGAACCAGAATTCTTTATTATCCAAAGGAAACCCAAAAGGGTAATGAAATCCGCCGTCACCCTTTTTATAAAAATTTTCAAATCGAATGCTTAATTTATAACTTGCATTGCAATCTTTCATCCATTGAGAATCTTCTAGTCCAATAAGTTGCATCCACTTATTGATAGGTGTAAGTGTGCTTTCTCCTACACCAACAATTGGCGTATCTGGAGATTCAATTACTGTAATTTTGTGTTGTGGGAATTGTGATACTAGAGTTGCAGCAGTCATCCAACCAGCAGAACCACCGCCAACAATAATTATTTTACTCATACTTTATGTCCATTATAAATAGTGTTACTATTATATAGTATAACTATGGAATTGTCAATATGAATGATGTGCAACATTATCTAGGAAATCCTCTACTCAAGAAAGCAAACTCTCCAATTGAGTGGACTAAGGAACAAATCCTTGAATACCAGAAGTGTATGGAAGACCCCATATACTTCATTAAGAACTATATTCGCATTGTTTCTCTAGATGAGGGACTTGTTCCATTTGAACTCTATGATTTCCAAGAAGATATTGTAAACACGATTCACGACAATCGTTTTACTATCTGTAAACTTCCTCGACAGTCTGGTAAATCAACAACCCTTGTATCTTATGTCTTGCACTATGTTCTGTTCAATGCGAACATGAATGTGGCAATCCTTGCGAACAAGGCTGCAACTGCAAGGGATATTCTATCTCGTTTACAACTTGCATATGAAAACCTACCCAAGTGGTTACAACAGGGGGTGGTGTCATGGAACAAAGGTTCTGTAGACTTAGAGAATGGTTCTCGTGTAGTTGCATCATCCACATCATCATCTGCTGTTCGTGGTGGTTCTTACAATATGTTGTTCCTAGACGAATTTGCATTCGTTCCACAGAATGTTGCAGAAGACTTCTTTAGTTCGGTATATCCTACAATCTCATCTGGTAAGTCTACCAAAGTTGTTATCGTATCAACTCCTAACGGTATGAATATGTTCTACAAGTTATGGACTGATGCAGAGAACAAACGCAACTCATATAATATCGTAGATGTTCATTGGAGTCAAGTTCCAGGCCGTGATGATAAGTGGAAACAAGAAACTATTGCAAATACCTCAGAGGAACAGTTCCAAAGGGAATTTGAGTGTGAGTTCTTAGGTTCTGCGAATACTCTAATTCATCCATCCAAGATTAAGACAATGGCATATATGAATCCAAAGAAGTCAAACGCTGGATTGGATTTGTATGAAGACCCTAAACCTGACCATCTTTACACTATTGTATGTGATGTTGCAAGGGGAACAGAGAACGACTACTCTGCATTCATTGTATTTGATGTAACAACAGTCCCATATCGTATTGTTGCAAAGTATCGTAACAACGAAATCAAACCCCTACTCTATCCTAACAT